TACCAATTATCCAAAAAACGCTAAAATTCAACAAAGTGTTGGAATTGGTACTTCAGTTGCTTTTGGTTATGTTGCATCATGGGATAAGAACACTGGAATTCTGAGATATTATCAACCTGTTGGTTTGTGTTCTGCGGTAACCGGGTTTCAAAATTTTGATTTTGAAGGCAATGGCAACCCTATAACTACTATCCCTTCCACTGATATAACAGGAACTCCATTAGCTCCTGATACTGCATTTGATAATGTTTCTAGTGTAGTAAGTAGTGGAAAAATAATTGATTTGGGTCAGACCTTCACTTCAGGAAAAGCAAATCCAGAAGTTGAACCTTATTCAGGTGATATCATTTACATTGATAACAGAGCACCAATCAATAGATCTGCATCTCAAAAAGAAGAAGTAAAAATCGTAGTAGAGTTCTAAGAACATGACCCAGAACACCAACCTAAATGTATCGCCTTATTTTGACGATTTTGATGAAGACAAAAATTATAATAAGGTATTGTTTAAACCTGGATTCCCAATTCAATCCAGAGAACTAACTACGCTACAATCTATCCTTCAAGGACAGATTGAAAGGTTTGGACAACACTTCTTTAAAGAAGGGTCAATGATTGTTCCTGGCGGAATAATTTATGATTCAAATTATTTTGCAGTTAAGATTGATCCTAGTTTCTTAGATGTTCCTGTTTCTGTATATACCACATATCTCAAAGATAATAACATTGAGATACAAGGTGAAAATTCTGGTGTTAAAGCAACTGTTGTCAATTGCCTGACTGCTGCGGAATCAATTGATAATGTAGATACGATTTACGTTAAATATACTTCTTCTGGAATTGATGGTATTACACCAACATTTGTAGATGGTGAGACTTTAATTACATTAGAAGAAATTAAGTATTCTAATACTGCTATTGCTCCAAATAATCCATTTGCAAGAACTATTGTATCTGAAGCAACACCAATTGGTTCTGCTGCCTCGATTAGTGAGGGAATATTCTTTATTAGAGGATATTTTGTAAAAGTTCCTGCAGATACTGTAATTCTGGATCAATATTCAAATAGTCCTAGTTTCAAGGTTGGTCTTCGGGTTTCAGAAAATATTGCAACTGCCTCTTCTGAGAATGAAGATTTATATGATAATGCCAAAGGATTCTCAAACGAATCTGCTCCTGGTGCAGACAGACTCCAAATAAGTGCATCCCTTGTTAAGAAATCACTCACAGATAACAATGATGCTAACTTCGTAGAACTGTTGCGTGTAGAAAAAGGACTTGTTCAGAGGTTAGTCAATAGAACTGATTATAACATTTTCAAAGATGAACTTGCAAGAAGAACATATGACGAATCTGGTGATTACTATGTAAAGAAATTTGCTATTGATATTAGAGAAACCTTAAATGATAGACTTGGTAATAAGGGCATCTATGCACCAGGTCAATTAACTCAGAGAGGTAACACTCCCTCTGATGATCTATTCACCCTTCAGATATCCTCAGGTAAGGCATATGTAAAGGGATATGAGGTTGAAAAGGTAGGATCAACTTCACTTGATAACAACAAACCAAGAACTACACAAAGAAAGGAAAATGTCAGTGTTCCAATTAGAATTGGAAATACCATTCAGGTAGAAAATCTTTATGGCGCACCGACTATTGGATTTAATAATACTTATACGGTAGAACTGAAAGATCAAAGACTTGATGATGACGGATTAACTCAGGGAAATGTAATTGGAAATGCTAGAGTTTATGATTTTAGTAAGAAAAATATAGCAGGAATTGGCACAGAGAGATTCGATTTAAGACTCTTTGATATTCAAACATTTACCACTTTAACACTTGGACTTGGTGTTAGTGCTGGCAATTCTGCATTTGTTAAAGGTGTATTCAGTGGAGCAAGTGGTCATCTCAAGGATGCAGTTACAAATGCAACAACCCTCAATCTGTTAGATGTAACTGGTCAGTTCCAACTTAACGAACCAATTGAGATCAATGGAATTGTTGTGGGTAGAAACATCACAGCAGTCAGAGATAATGATATTCGTGATGTAAAGTCAATTGGTAGAACTGTTGGCGTTTCTACTTTTGCTTGCAACGTTGCAATGCAACAGACCGAAAATCTTATAAAACCTGGTTCAGCATTCAAGATTGAAGCAGACACTGGTTCTGGTAGTGCTGTAACTTCACCATCTGTTGGAGACTTTAGAAATGTTCCTGTAAGAGTCAACGATGTTGTTTCGTTTACCATTCCAGGTCAAAACCTGCCTACATTCAACAGAGTAAGTGCAGTTTCTCAAAGTCAAATTACTCTATCTGCTGTTAGTGATGTAGTTGGAGTATGTACCGGTGGTACAGTAAAGGCAGCTAATGGTGGTACTCTCGATAATGTTCAGAACTTAAATGTTACTTCTGGTATTTTAGAAAGAGGCAAAAATCCAGGAAAGATAGTCAATCTTCCTAACACATTTATTTCATCTATCAATCTTCTTGATAGTAGTTACACTATAAGAAAGCAAGCATCAGTTACTGTTGGTACAAATCTACAACTTAGTTTTGCCATAACTGATTTTGGTGATGATGCTCTATTCTTAGAACCATATACTCAATTTAATTATTCTTTGACTTATGGAGATGGTCATAAAGAAATTATTCTTGATTCTCAAGTTACAATTTCTAATGATCTTAAAACAATTGATATTAAGGGTCTCAGTAAAGCCGGTGCCGCAACACTCACCATCACTTGTAAGAGAAGCACTTTATCATCTAAAGTAAAATCTATCGAGAGATGCAGAAATTTAGTTGTAGCAAGATCAGGGAGAAGTGGATCTGGTATCGGTTCTACAACATTTGATGATGGACTAGACTATGGAGATGGAACTTATCCATATGGAACAAGAGTCCAAGATGAAAACATTTCACTAAATGTTCCTGATGTTACTAGAGTTTATGCCGTATTTGAATCTAATGACAATACTGCTCCAGATCTCCCATCAATTATTGTTTCTAGTCAAAGTGATACATTCTCAAATAATGTAGCAATTGGTGAACAAATTGTTGGTTCGGAAACAGGAGCAGTTGCTCGTGTTGTTGATGTTGTATCTGGTAACCAAGTCAATTTTGTATACGAGAATGACAAGAAATTCCAAATATTAGAATCAGTTTCATTCCAAAGTTCCAGTATTACTGCAAATATTAACACGCTATTCATTGGTGATAGAAATGTAAGTAATGATTATGACTTAGATGCTGGTCAAAGACCAGAGTACTGTGATATTGCAAGAATCAATAGAGTAAAGGGTACTCCAGAACCAACCAGACAACTGAGAATTGTTTTTGATCGCCTCACTACTCAGGAGAGTTCAGGAACAGTAGAATCTGTCAGTAGTTACAATAACCTTGATTATTCAAGAGAAATTCCAAGAACTCCAGCAGGAAGAGCGTCAGACTTTATTGATCTAAGACCAAGAGTTAATGAGTACACTCTTGGTTCAAGTGATTCACCATTTGCATTTGAATCAAGATCATTCTCCAATTCACTATCTGAAACTGCTGTATCTGACACAACTCTCATTGTTGACTACTCACATTATCTTGGAAGAATTGATAGACTTTATTTGACTAAGGATGGAGAGTTTATAATCAAAAAAGGAGAACCTTCAGAGTTCCCCAAATTACCAGTTGGAAATAGTGAAGGATTTGAAATCGGTATTCTCAACCTAAGTCCATACATGTTTGATGCGACTTTGAATTCTAGATTGAAACTCATTCCTCATAAGAGATTCACCATGAAAGACATTGGTGTTATTGAGGGTAGGGTTAAGAATCTTGAGGACTACACTACGCTTTCTTTACTTGAAACTGATACTAAGAATCTTTCAATTAAAGATCCTAATACTGGATTAGATAAGTTTAAATCTGGTTTCTTTGTAGATAACTTTAGAAGTCACAATGGTGCTAACCTGAGAGGTGAATCAAGATTTGATATTGACTTGCAGCGTGGCGAACTTCGTCCACGTTCTACTGAAAGAAATGTTACTCTGCAGTTTGAAACAGTATCAACTGAAGCAAATCCAACAAATGCTGATTATGCTTGGGCAAATGACTTCTCTGATGTCAATGTAACCAGAAGGGGTCCTGGTTTGACTCTCAACTTTGAAGAAGTTCCTTTCATTGATCAACCTCTTGCAACTAGAACTGAAAACCTCAATCCATATCATATTGCATTGTATTCTGGATCAATTGATTTGTCTCCCGCTACAGACTACTGGATTGAAGAAGTTGTTCTTGCTACTCCCGACATTGTTCAGGTTGATTCTGTGTTCAACGGTATGGCAGAATTGCTTGCAGTTGAAGACCGTGAGAATGGTGGAATGGCAGCAAGTTGGTGGAACTCTTCTGACTTCACCTGGAATGGTGATGACAGAGTGTTTGATACCCAATTAGTTGGTAGTACTGTAATTGCGTCTTCAAGTGGCAGTAGCAGTAGTACTAGCACCAACACTACATTCTCTGATTTTGTACCAGGTTTAGGTATTCAAGCAACTACAACCACTACTACCACTAATAGTAGTTGGTCAAGCACCACATTTGAAGACGAATTTAGAGATACTGCATTTGAAACTGGTACTGAGAATGTATTTGGTCTTGAACTCTCTTCTGGTAATGAAAGGATAAGTCTTGGAGATAGAGTTATTGGTATCGAGACTATCCATAACTGTCGTTCCAGAAACATTCATGTAACTGGTACGAAGTTGAAGCCAAATACAAAGTATTATGTCTTCATGGAAAGTGTTGATATGAATGAATTTGCTTTCCCCAAGACATTACCAGTTGTTATGAATAAAGGTTCATTCAAGACTGGTGATACTGTTAGTAGCATTGGTGTACAGCAAGTTGGAGCAGCACAGATTCGTTTCCGTGCAGCACAACACAATCATGAGATTGGTCCATTTAATGCTCCAACAACTGTACTTAATGCAATTAGTGCTTCTTATTCTGGAACTTCAGAATTTATCAATGTTGACCTTGCAGATCTTTCCAATCAGACTCAACCAGCAAATCTTGGATATGTCAAGGAAGGAATGGTCCTTGTTAATTCTGATGGAACTGCAGAATGCACCGTAGGTTCTACTCAATTGATGACTGATGATAAGGGTGAGATACAATTCTCACTTCATATCCCAGACCCAGTTGTTGCTGCTAATCCTAAGTTTACTACTGGATCTAGCACAATTAGATTAACTTCATCTGCTATCAATTCACCTGTGTTAGACCCAGGCGGTAGTTCTGCTGAAACTGATTATCTGTCATCTGGATATTCTACAAGTTATGAGGAGCAAGTCCTTTCCATCAAACAACCAGATATTGAAAGAAGATTTGTTGAATCTCTTGATGCTTTAAGACTCCAACAGAATACAAGATTTGAGACCAGAACTGAAACTGAGTCTTCTTCTAGTTCCAGCAGTGAGAGTGTTACTGGCGAATACTTTGACCCTCTGGCACAATCCTTCCTGATTACTGCTGAGAATGATAATGGAACAAATTCGGATGGTGTATATGTAACCGGTGGTGAGGTATACTTCAAGACTAAGGATCCTTCAATTCCAGTTACAGTTCAGATCAGAACAATGAGAGATGGTACTCCAACAGTAACTGTTGTACCATTTGGTCAAGTTAACATTCAACCAAAAGATATTAGTGTTTCCGATGATGGTAGTGTTCCTACAGAATTTAAATTCGATACTCCCGTTTATCTGCAAACTGGATATGAATACGCTCTGACACTGGTTGCACCTACTGAGAAGTATCTGGCATTCATTACTAGAATGGGTGAAGAAGATCTTCAACTCAAGGCAGTCTACAACAAGCAACCATATCTTGGTTCACTGTTTAAGTCACAGAACCAGTCAACTTGGACTCCAAGTCAGTTGGAAGACCTTAAGTTTAAACTGAATAAGGCAAAGTTTGTAACTAATACTCCGGTTTCAGTTTCGTTCTATAATAGCGAACTGCCTAGAGTTGGCATTAGAAAGAACAATCCAGTTACGACGTTCTCTAAGAGACAGTCTATTGGTATTGGAGTAACAGTTGAACCATTTGCATTTGGTAATGAAATTCAGCAAGGAACTAATAGTGGTAACATCTTTGCATTTGGTGGTCCTCTGAAAGTTGGTATGACAACTGCACTGGTTCAACCAACTGCTGGTGTTGGTCTAACTAACGGAACATTTAATGGTGTTGGATTTGAATCTCTCACTGGTTTCGGTGTATCTTGTACAGCAAATGTTGTGGTGTCGGCCGGAGCAGTTGATACTATTACCATTGCTAATGGTGGTGCTGGATATCAGGTTGGAGACCTTCTGTTGATGAATCAACTTGGTAATACTGGAAGTGGTGTAAGAGTAACTGTTGGTGTTTCGACTCTAACTAACTTGCTTGTGGTTGATAATGTCAAAACTAACTTCGCTGCTGGAAGTGGTTATAACTCATTCAACAGCAATGGCGTTGGCAAGGCAATGTCTAACATTGAGTATGTTAATGATGATCCAATCAGAGATGGTAAAACAATGAAGTTTGACCACTTCAATCATGGTATGCATTCACCTCAAAACAAACTTAGAGTATACAATGTTGCAAGTGATATAGCACCATCCACTCTCTCAGCTGATCTTAATGATGGCGATTCAGTTATCA